CAGCGCCTGAAGGCCTGATGCTGTCAGCTCGTTTGCCAATTGGTCGGTGACGTCATACAGCTCGATCCGATCAAACGAGACAGTGCCCACAGCCGGATGGACATACACACGAAGTAGCGCCCTTGTGGCGTCCGCCGGCAACGCAGGAAAATCAATGGTGAAGTCGGTCCATGTTGCTGTCGCTACAACGGTTCGATCGAGCTGGCTCTGAACGTTCGCAGCGTTCCGGTAAATGATCCTGACCAGGGTGTTGCCGTTGCCGGTGAGCAGCTTTATACGAACGACCGCCCGATAGCGGGTGCCGCCGCGAGCGGCAAAAAACTGACCGTCATTGGCGTCCATGAACGGTGCGGTGCCGCCGATCGCGCGCGTGATGGTGACACCAGGGCCGCCATCACCGGCGGAGGCGTCGCGGAGAATAGTATTCCCGCCGCTGTTCCCGCCCAGCACCCACCACAGGAAGTTGTCGGAGAAATTGCCATTGGGGACGATGCTGTCCCCTTTCATCCGCAGCCCGTTGAGCCTGCTATTAACGGCAGTCGTCGCGTGGGCGTTAGCCTGGTCCGCCGCTACCATCGCATCCTGCAGGCTCGTCACCGATGCGCTCGTGGCGAGGCCGCCGCTGCCGGCAGGCATGCGGGCTTCCATCGCCGTGATGCGTTGAACCTGCGAAGTGTCGGCCGCCACACGCGCGGCACGCTCATCCCCCACGAAACCCTGCGCCTGACTCAGATCGCTGCCGGTGTAGTTGCCGCGCATCTGCACGGCGAGTGTGTTGCGCTCGCTGGCTTCAGCTGCAAGCGCCGTCACTCGGGCTTGGCGTTCCTCCTGAACCAGTGCCACGCTGGCGCCTGGGGCCGGCCGGCCGATGGCGATGTAGTCGTACTCGACATAGTCGTTACCGGTCTGGCCACGGGTAAGCGCGATACGCACCTGCCGTATCGGCGACGGACCAGACCATGGAATATCGCTAATGTCCACAGTAGCTACGCCCGCAGCATCGAACGCCGGCTGCGCGATTGTTGTCGACTTCCCATCGTTCCAAGCCTGATCAGCCTCTGTCGTCCAACGGACCAGGCCAAGCCAGACCGGATTGCCCGTCCTGCGCATGCGCAGCTTGATGAAGCGATAGGCGTTGCCGTCGATCCCCAAGGCAGCGGGTGACTGTGCGTAGGATGCGCTGTTGTTCGTCGGGCGGAGCCAGCCATCATTGAGGGCCGGCGCTCCGCCATTGCTGCCCCATCCTTCCACCGTAGTCGTAAAGTGCCAGATCGTCTTGCTGTCGAACTGCGTACCGCTGCCGGCGGCCACCTCGGAGAGCGCACGCGACAGCGATTCAACGTCGCTTTGGCGGGCATCGGATTCCGCGGTGACGGCGGCTTGCCGCCCTAGCTTCTCGTTCAGAAGCCCTGCTGCACGCGCCTGACCCTCGGCCGCAACCGCGTCCATGGCTTGGCCGATCTGATTGGCACGGGTCTGGGCCTCCGATACGAGCTTGGCGTTGACCACGCCAAGCTCGCGCGCCCGCGCCGCTGCCTCGCTGGCGTCGGCCAAGACGCGATCGAGAGTCTCTTTGTCCAGTTGGCGCTGCTGCTCCACCTGCTTGCGGGTCTGCTCCTCCAAATCCTCCGTCAGATCACCGATCACCTCGCCCAGGTTGGCCCGCAGTGTCTTCTGGACCACCCGACTCGCCTCGGACAGCGCGCCGGAGGTGTTCCGAGACCGGCACGCAAAGGTCCAGTCGCCCGCCGGGGGCAGAACCGCCTCGAAGGCGGCAACGTGGTATCCGTCGTCGCCCAGCGGGGTCATCTGATCCCAAGCTGGCGCGGCAACTTTGCCGGCGCTGTAGCGGATCTCGACACCTGCGAAGTCCGCGGACTGCACGGTTTCGTTCAGGAAGCCCCATGTGTATCGCCGAACGCCGCCACTGATTTCGGCCACGTCAAAGACGTCAACCAGGACCGGCGGCACGTCTGCACCGCGCGTTGCGTACATCGCGGTAACCGCGACGCCGGCATTGCCTTCGGGGCTGTACGGCCGAACGGTGATCGGGTAGACACCTGCCTGAGGGATACGCCAGGTCGCGGTGCGCGTGCGGGTGGCGGCCACCTGCTCAAGCTCGCTGTTCCGATCCAAATCGGACAGGACGATAGTCTCGCCTACCGGACCGGATACATCGAAGGTCGCGGAGAGCTCAGTGAAGACGGTATCGCCCTGCACGACCTGCTGTTCGGTGATGCGCAGATTGCTCGCCACCGGCCGGGTCTGCAGCAGAGATCCATTGGGTGCCGGGATGTACTGACCTGACTCGACGTACCGCCAGAATTCCGGGCCTTCCGGCACAACCGAAACCGACGCGCCCTTGAGATCGGACTCTGGCTCGATGCCCACCACACGGACGCGGTAGCCCGGCGTCTGTTTGAAATCGAAGATCCAGATGGTGTCGTGGGCGGGGTTCTCGGCGGTGTTGCCCGGCAGCGGTGCGTCAGCAGGCCAAGGATCAGCCAGCCGGATCTGATCCTTTTCGCCGGCAAACGTAGCGACGCGGAAGACGCGGTAGATCAGCTCGCCAGGGATGCGCAGCCCGATGAAGCTGTTGCCCGTGGCCGGCGCACGCACCTGATCGTCCAGATTCAGCACCACGGTAGATCCATCCCGCGTGGCCGACACAAGCCTGCCGCCGAAGCCCCACTGCGTCAGGTCGTGCTGCAGCGCCAGCACGGACATGCGCCGGTAACTCAGGTGCTCGATATCGGTGCTGAAGGAGATGTCCTTGTACTGGTACAGGGACTGCGCCAAGTGATACCGCGCCATCTTGGCCGCGTGTTCCTCCGTGGTGATGCCCTCGCCCGATACCTGGGCCGGGTTCAACATGGTCTGGACACCTGGCGCAGTCACCCTGAGCGTCTTGCTCGACCAGTCCGAACGGTCCACGTAGGTGAACTCGATGCCATCGGCCGCATTGGCCAGCGTGTAATCGATCTGGAACTGCCCCTTTTTAATCGTGGCCATATTGACCACGCCCGACAGCGGCTGCTCGTCCGCCGCCCATACGACCGACAGTCGACCGGCCGCCCAGGTCACGTTACCAAAGCCTGCGAGTGCGATCGCCTGCAGCACATCGTCATGGCTGCGCGTGTCACGAATCACATTGTCGTAGGTGTACTTCGAAGCCGCGCAGTGCAGCATAAATGCCTGCAGCGCCGCGATATCGATCTGGGCGTCCAGCAAGCCCAACCCCGCGATCAGGTTCCCGCCTGGATCGCGAATGCCGCGCGCGTACGCAAGGATCTGGGCACCCGGGTTGCTGGTTTCTTCGGTGACCCACTGGCTGCCCTTCCACACCGGGATCGGCGCGGCGTAGGCCACACAGCGCAGTTCGTCGGGAGCCCCGTTGAGCTGGCCAGTGGCCTTGATGCGAATACCGATGCGAGGAATGCCCGCGTAGCTCGCCGTGTCGGTCTGGATGCTCTTCAGGGTCGACCACGTGAAGTCGCTGGTGGCTCCTGAGCCGTCCGTATTCCGGCCCGCAATGCGCGCGCGCACCTCGTACTGTCCGGGCTCAACGTCCAAGGCGTACGTGCGCCGCTGCTGCTTCTGGCTCTGGCTAATCAGGGGGAAGTTGCCGAACACACGCCAGTCGGTAGCCCCAACCGATCGGTACTGGACTTGGATTGTTTCCTGGTTGTCTTTCGGCTTTCCCTTGCTGGTGGTGTCGAACAGCATGTAGTCGAAGTCGAGCTGCAACCGGATGGTGCTGGGCGAGCTGGTGCGCTGAACCCATGCGCTGGGCGTGCCCTTTTCCGCCGTCAGCGCTCCGCCCGCGAGGGTATCGACGTTGCTGTAGAGCGGGATCTTCTCTTCCGGCATGCGAGGGAAGCCGCTATGCCAGACCTGCACTCCTTCAAAGGTCGAAAGAAGGGCCTCGCCATTGAACATCGCCTCCACGCGCGCCACGTTGATGCCAGGCGTCAGCACCATGGCCATGAACTGGTCGTTGGCCTCGTAGAACGAATAAGGCTGGCTGGCGATGTCCGGCGCAATGCGAATGTTCCCTAGCATCAGCGGCAGTGGTTCATACGGACGCGCCTGGTTGCGAGCG